TTCTGACATTGACAAACAATATAAACATGATTATATTAATGTCAACTAGAAAGAAGAAAAATATTATGAATTATAAATTTAAAACTAAGCCGTACGAGCATCAGCTTAAAGCATTAGAAATGTCATGGGAAAGACCGTACTTTGCATACTTTATGGAGATGGGTACTGGTAAATCTAAAGTGTTAATAGATAATATATCTATGCTTTATGACAATGGTAAAATTAATGGTGTCTTAATTATTGCACCAAAAGGTGTAGTAAAAAACTGGCACGAAGGTGAAATACCTACACACTTGGTAGACCATATAGAACATAAAAATATTTTATGGCAATCATTAATTAATATAACTCAACAAAGAAAGTTAGACTCATTGTTTGAAACAGGTGAAGATCTCCATATATTAACTATGAATGTAGAATCTTTATCAACTAAAAAAGGTGTAGCGTTTGCAGAAAAGTTTTTAAATTCTCACAGAGCATTAATGGCTATTGATGAGTCTACTACAATAAAAAATCCAGAAGCTAAACGTACAAAAAATATTGTAACTCTTGGTAAGCTTGCAACATATAGAAGAATACTTACAGGGTCACCAGTAACTAAATCACCACTAGATCTGTACAAACAATGTGAGTTTTTAGAAGATGAGTTACTTGGTTTTAATTCTTACTATGCATTTAGAACTAGATACGCTGTTATGAGAACAGCAAACTTTAGTGGTAGATCTGTACAGATAGTTGTAGGTTATAGAAACTTAGATGAGTTAGCGGATAAGCTAAAAGAATTTTCTTATCGTGTATTAAAAGACGAGTGTTTAGATTTACCTAAGAAAACATTTATGAAACGAGAAGTGTTGCTAACACCAGAACAAACCAAAGCATACCTACAGATGCAAAAACTAGCTCATGCTCAAATGAATGGTAAGATGATGTCTACAGCTACTGTATTAACTCAGTTAATGAGACTACAACAAATAACTTGTGGTCACTTTACAGCTGATGATGGTACCATACAAGAAATGCCAAACAATAGAGTCGGTGAACTACTTAATCTACTTGATGAAATAGAGGGCAAGGTTGTTATTTGGGCCCAGTTTCAAAGAGATGTACACAATATTATTAAGGTTATATCTAAAGAATATGGAGAAGATTCTTTTGTAGATTATTATGGATTAACACCACAAGATGAAAGACAAAGTAATATAAAAAAATTCCAGGACCCCGATTCTTCTGTCCGGTTCTTTATAGGAACGACTCAAACCGGTGGTTATGGTATTACACTTACAGCTGCTAGCACTATGATATATTATTCTAATGGCTATGACCTAGAAAAAAGACAGCAATCAGAGGCTAGAATAGACCGTATTGGTCAAGAAAAACCTATGACATACATTGACATTATATGTGAGAATACTGTAGATACGCGAATAGTAAAAGCGCTACGTAAGAAAGTAGATATAGCTACACAGATAATGGGAGAGGATTTAAAAGAATGGATTTAAGACCTGGAGTTGTTATAAGATTTGGACTATGGATCAGTCTTACTATGTGTATGCTTTGGATGTTAAACTAAAAGATCTTTTGCTTTACCTAGTATAGGTTTGTACTTAGTTTTGTTTTCTTCTCTATATGCATGTAGAAATTGTTTTCTAGGTGTACCTTCTGTTACACTACAATGTATCCACCCCGAGTTAGGTTCTCCAGGAACGTAGTACTCGACAATCAATTGATCCCAATCAAGCTCTCTATGTATCCAATCTGCAAGCTCTGCATTGTCAACTCCTACACATTCGAAATCCGCCGCTTCTGCTCGTGAGTGCTGGCTGTTGATTGAACTACCTATGGCTTGGCAAAGCTGCGGAGAACGAAATCCTGACGTAACCTTAACTCTACCGAAATGGTCCCTTACGGGTTGTAAGATTTTTTCACAAAGTGTTTTTAATTTTTCTATTTGTTCTGCATTAGGATTATTATTGATACCTTTACGTATCGCAGTATCCGATTTAATTAACTCTTGAAGAGTAAAATTACGTGTAAGTTCCATTTTTATTTCATGTAGTTCATGACTAAAGCTAGGATCATTGATCCCATTCCAGCAATAATCATGTATTCAATTCTTTTAATACGTTCTCTCATTTCTCTTATTTGTTCAAACGTTTGCTTTTGCATAATCCTGCAAAGCTTTTCATGCTCATCTATTTTTTGTAATGCTGATCTCTTAGCCATAATTATCCTGTTGGAAACAATAATCGCAGTTTTTGTTCTGTTGTCAAGTTAGAAAAAGACCCGGCTGCATTGGGACTATTGAGTATATTAGCATCAATACTTGGTAAATTTAATGTCTGTGGTGTTGCAGGTGTGTCTTGTGTAATAGGCAATAATGGGTTTTCTATAAATGGAAACTCAGGTTCTAATAACGATGTTCTAGCTAACTGTTGTTGTATATTTCCTAATGCAGTTAGTGCAGAAATTAATGGATTAGGTTCACCAATTTTTGCTGCGTTTTCTGCAAATGCTTGTTGTAATTCTGAAGATATATTTATTGGTCTAAATATATTTTGTTCTATAGATCCAACTTCTACACCAGATAATCTATCTGTAGAGTTTCTTAATCCTGATTGTGTAATTCCTAAAGTTCTTGCTGCATCTAAATCTAATTTAAAATTTTTTCTTACACCAAACAAAGCTCTGTTTGCATTTAGATATGCATCTACAATTTCACTTGGATCAATTGGTCCACCACGTAAAGCTTCTCTAGTAAACAACTGTCTAGATTCCCTTACACCTCTTTGATAGTTTGCAACTTTAAATTTTAAAGTTCTATCTGGGTTGACTGCTACAGATCTAAAACCAAACAAACCTGCAAACTCATCACCAAATTCATATGTTTGTCCAAACTTATCTATTTTACCTTTTTGTAATACGTCAACAGACTCGATAGATTGATCTAATCTTTTTAATTGATTAAGTGAGAACGGCATCTGTGCTTCTACCAGGTGAGCCATGATTTTATATGCTTTGTCACCAGACGTATCCTGTGGGTTAAATACTTGGAAACCATCTCTAGTTCTACCACCTCTAGCTATAATATCTGTTACTGCTTCTGTCCAAATAGACTCTGATATAAATGGTTGTGCAAATTCTTTCATAGATCCAAACATACCTGCAATAAAATCATCCATCATACCATCTTCATCGTTTCTACCGTCAGCTACTTGATTTAAAATAGTTTGAATAGGTCTAACTAATGTGTCGTATGCATTAGCATGACTAAAATCTACGTATTTAAAATTACCCTCTTCGTCTTTTATTGGTAGTAGTGTTGAGTTTTTTGACCAGTCAGCTACATATCTTCTAAGAGCTTCTCTTTCATCATCTGTTACATCGTAGATAGCAGCGAATGCTTCTGCTGTTGCAGCTGGTACAGCTATTGTAGTTGCACCCATACCAAATAATCTAGTGTACCCTATCGATTGAAAAGGTTTTACTTTTGTACCATCAGGTAAAATTATTTCTTCATTTATTTCTCTAAGACCACGTCTTATAATGTTAGTTCCTGTTCTAGCTATCTCTGCAGGAAACGATACGAAGTTACCGATAGGTAGTTTTCTTAAACCTTTTACAAAGTCTGATACATAATCATAGTTAGGTACATTATTTTTAATTATATCTGCTGCTTCTCTTTTTAAGAAGTTATCATCAAACACTTGTTCAATACCGTTTCTTGTAAATGATTGTCCTTTTGTTAAACCTTTAGCTGTAAGACTTTTTTCTAATCTAGATTTTTCCATAGCCCATGATGCTATCTTCCAGAAGTCATCCTCAGCTGTATATAAATCTTGTGATACTTGTTTTAATTTTGATAATGGTTTTAACAACATTCTAAATCCTTTGTCTGCTGTCATTGTTTCACCAAAGTTTACATCTTCTAATAGTCTTGTTAGATCCCCTAGTCTTACGTTAGAGTTTACAACTCCGAGTTCTAATAGTTCTTCATATAAATCGTTTTGTTGTCTTGTACCTTTAAGAGGTGTTTGTAGCGCCTGGTATGCTTGTTTGATAGCTTGACCATCAGGTATAATACCATTTGCTGTTGCAAAAAAACTAGCACTAACAAAATTTCTCATGTGTGTTACCGGCGATAGAATTGTTTTAGCTACCTGTGATAAACCTTTTGGATATAAAACTAAACTTTGATATAGCTGACCCAACATTCCCGGGTCCTGTTGCTGTAGTCCTGTGTCTTTTAACGCTTTAGCAACACCAGGTCTTGCAAAGAACTGTGACTCCGAGAAAGGGTTGGTTGCACCCATGGCAACATTACCTTTATCTAATACTTCTTTTTTAACACCCTTACCTGCATCAACAGTTAATCTTTTAGCAGGATCAATAACTTCTACCATTTGATAGTCTGTACCAAATAATTCTCTAGCTTCGTCCTCACTTCTGGCTAAGAAAGGTTTTGTTTGACTTTGTCCTGATCTAAATAGATCTGAAACTTCATCATTTTTTTTTAATAAGTCTCTGTAAAACATATTACGTCTTGTAAGCATGGATAGTTTTGCAGTAGCACCTATAATTGTTTGCATAGGATTTCTTTGTTTACCAAATAGTTCTTCAAACACTTCTCTGTCTGCTTTTGATTTTATCTCACCAATAGATACAAGAGGTTGTGCAACTCTTCTTTTTAATGTTTCATCTAATACAGTTTTATTAACAAAAAAATCCGGTACTTTAAATATAACATCAGATGGTTTATCTAATCTAAAACCTTTTGGAAGGTTGGGATCTTTTATTGCATTGGCTACTATATCTTCTGCTTGCAAATCTGTTATTGGTTTTCCTGCTTCATCGGCACTTTGTTTAAATACTGTTTTAGCTCTTTCAATTGCTTCTCTTGTGGGTGTATATGCAAAGAAAGGTAGTATACTTTTGTTTTGAAATACATCATATGTTGCACCAATATAGTTTTTAAATTTATTACCAAATAATTTTTTAAATTCTGCTATCTCATTTTTACCAAGTGTTCTTCCTAAATTAGAAAACAAGTCAGCCCACTTGTCTCTGATAGTTGTTAGACTACCAAATATAGTACCCATAGTTTCTTCATCTACTTTTAAGTCCTGTAGTTTTTTAAGTAATGCTTCTTTTTTTGTTTGATCCAGTGCACCAAACTTTGCATAACCAAGGTCATCTATCTGTGCATCTCCGGATAACAAAAGATCATTGACATCTTTTAATAATGCATCTCTTTTCTTTTGATTAACTCTGTTAGCTATGTTTCTAAATGGCGGAAATATTTTATCGATAGCTATATCTAATTCTCTAGATATATTTTTTGCTTTTATAGAATCCGCAGATCTTTCACCAATGTTAGTTCTTTCGATATCAAAAAACTCTTGAGTCTTACCACTTCTAGCTCTAAACCCTTGTGCAATTTTATCTATAAATCTATCTATCTTATCGTTTGAATCTGCAATGTTTTTATTTCTATCAGTAAGTCTTTTAATAACTTTACCTGTGCCAGCAATCACACCTGTAAACAATGCACCTTCTGTACCAAACTTAACCCTGTTTAATAAATCTGTTAACGGGTCATCAGTTTCTCTATCTACTTCGGTAGGTCCTCCAATTAAATCACCAAACGTACCTATCTGTTCTACGTCACCAACAAATGCTGCTTCACCAACACCGCCACCAAGTGCGCCTCCAATAAATCTATTAGTTTTGCCTTTAGTATTTAATTCTAAAACATCGTCAGCTAATTTTTTTACTTCACCCGAAGGTTTAAAATACCTACCGGTTTTTGCAGCCTTCATAGCATCAACAGCTATTTTAGAACCAACTCTAAAACCCGCAGTAGCAGGTATACCAATGTTAACTAATGCTTCTGTTATCTGGCCAGCTACAGTTGCTTCTGCTTTCTCGTCTAATGTCGTAAGGTCGTCAAAGAATGCTTCGACTCTAGCCGCTCTGTTTTGATCAACACCTAAATCTAATAGTGTTGCACCTAATGAAAAAAAACCTTTTGGTATTGCAAGAAGACCGGAACCTACACCGGCTAGTATAGATTCAATTGTACCTACTTTATTATTATCGTTTGATTCCGCTAATATTAGTTCTCGTGCAGAAGCCATGAGTTACTCCTAACCTGTAATACTATCTAAGTCTATTGGAAATACTGAGCCATCTTTAACTGTAAAAGCTTTTTTGTTAACTACATATGTACCATTATCTAGTCCACCGTAGTTTTCTGTTAGATAATCTATTTCGTCTTTACCTTCATTATTTTTTTCCCATTTTTGAAACTTGTCATCTGGAAAAGTAAAGTCAACATCTGTACCTTTAGATTGTAGTATGCTTGTTAGTGTATTACTTGTTACTAAATTTTTACCTTGTATCTCTGCTGTTGCAAGAACATCAGCCGCAGAACTACCCGTTAAATCTTTTTGTATTTTTGCAGTAGCTGCTTTTTTATATGCAAGATCAACTGCAGCAGATGGGTCATTTGCTTTAATATCTTTTTCAATCTCTCCTTTAAGAACCGCAGCATCAATTTGTTTTTTAAGAGCAGAAGATTTATCTAAGTTTTTAGATATAGCACTAATTAATTGTGATTGTAGACTACCGGATTTAATAGATCCTTTTAGGTCTCCACCTTCCTGTTGTATAATTTTACTTGCATCAATTAATGAATCATAAGTTGCATCTTTATTCATTTTATCAATACCCATTAGTTTGTAGTATCTATCTTTTGTTGCTTGAATTCTGTCCTCAGTTATTTGTTGTTTTTCTGCATCTGTTTTTACAGTCGCACCACCAGTTTTATTTACATCAGGTGTAGCTACAACTTGACTTTTATCACCACGTTTTAATCCAGTGCCATCACCTGTTGGCACTTTTTCTTTTGGACCAAAAGGATCTGCAAAAGGAATCACTGCGTTAGCGTATGATTTTAAAAGCTCTGGAGCTGATTTAACTACACCAGCGCCTGCTTCAAGTGCAGTTGCGGCTAATGGTGCAGCAGTTAATGGGTTTTGTCTTAAGAAAGAACCAACTCTAAAACCTGCGCCAGCTCCTTTTGGTGCCATTGGTGCTGCTATACCACCTCTAGGCATAAATAAATCTTTTGCTCTACCCATAATTCCTAAATTTTGTGAAAAAGGTTTGTAAGTTCTAGCTGCTCTAAAACCTCTAATTGCTGCAGGTAAGAATCTTGCAGCTGCCATACCAGCACCATACAATAAAGGTAATGCGTAACCACCTCTACCTGTTTCATCTTTTGGTGCAAGTGGACTACCAACAGTATTAATAGCTTGTTTCTCTTTCATACCGTCCATGATACCCTCTTTGATAGGGCCACCGTATTTAAACATTGGTCTATTTAATGGTCTCATGTATTACCCGTATAATTTACCAAACAATCCTGCGATACCTGTTGCTGTGCTTAAACCTGTAGCAAACGGACTAGCTCCACCCATAGGTGCTGGTGGAGGAGATGCGAATCCAGCTAATTGACCTAGACCACCTCCGTATTGTTGAAGTCTTTGTTGTGCTTCGTAAGCTCCAGTTCTTGCAGCATCGGCTTGTGCCTGTAATTGTTGTTGATTTAATCCTTGTCTAAATGCTCCTAGATTACCTAGTGAAGCAACGTCTCCTGATGTACCGGCTCTTTGAAAATTAGATAATGCAAATTGATCTTGTAATGCTTGGCCTCTTTGAGCTTGTGCATTTTGAAAACCTTGTTGACTTAATTGAGCTACGATACCTGCTCTACCTAGTGCAGTATCTGACATGTATTGTCCTTCTAATGCACCTTGTTTACCGCCACCAAATGCACCTGCAGTATAAGCTTGATCTGCAATATTTTGCATACCACCAGCTCTAGATTGATCATACTGTCTTAATGTTTCATCAATAACACCAGATTGATATGGTGACATAAATGATGCAATAGATCCAGCCCCGGTCCCTGCTCCAGGTCCAGTTAACTGTTGTGCTTGTGTTAAATAAGGTTGATAACCACCGATGCCTTGTGTTGCTAAATTAATTGCATCTGTTTGTAACTGGTTTTCACCAGCCACAAATTGTGGACCAGTAAATGTACCTGTGTTAATAGGTGTAGAAGTACTTGCCGTTAACTGTCTGGCAAAATCTTTTGCGGATGATTCTAAATAATCTGGTAATGACATTATTCTATTCTACTCTCCAATTGTTGTGCTTGATCAAACATTGATTGTGCAGGATTTTCCATGCCCTGGGACTCTTCTGATATAGTACCACCAGATTCCAGATTGTCCATCATATTCTGCATAACTTCTGCGCCTTGATCAATATCGCCTTGGCCTGCGGCTCTTACAGCGTCTGCTGTAAATACAAATTCGTTCTTGCTAAGTCTAGCCGGCACATCGTCCGCTCTTTCCTCAGCTCCTAGTGGTACAAAACCACCCTCTCTATAATCTTTTTCTAGACCTCCTAGGTCCATAATTCCACCATCTGCTTTACCTATTCTACCGCCATTAGCTTTTGCTTCACCCATTATTGTTTTTAATAAATTTTCTCTTTCAGAGTTTGATTTTAAACTAAAATAAAGTTGTTTAAAACTTTCAGGTAATTGGCTTAAAATATTCATAACATTTCCTGGAAGATCTAAAATACTTTGACCAGTGTCTTTTAATTGTTCTCCTACATCTATTTCTGCTATGTCTCCAAAAAGAGTCTTACCAGCATAACTTCCTGGTCCATCAACCATACCTCTTTTAGGCATATCAATACTAGCTAGTCCACCATCTGCTTTTCTATTTCTCAAAGCATCATAGATCATTTTTGATTCTTCATCCATCATGCTTGTGTCAACAGTTTTGCCAGGCATAAAATATTCTTGGCTTTCTATAAATTCATCAGCACCTTTACTACCTATTCTTAGTCTTTGAGTAATTAAATCTAGAGCACCTTCATCTAAAGCGTTAATAGTATAACTACCATCTTCTGCTTTTGCAATATCATAACCTTCATCTATTAAACCTTCCATAACTTGTACGGCTTTGTTTGATTTAGGTGTTATAAAAACATCTTGACCAACAGCTTGTGCTTGTAATCCAGCGTCTGTCATAACATCATCATCACGTATTTGAACACTTATATCTGCATCATCAAATAAAGATTTAACTTTACCTACACCAGACTTTATCATCTGACCTGCTTTTTGTAATACACCACCACCTATTCTGTATCCGTCTCTTGGTAGACTAGCTAGTCCACCTTCAGCAGCGTAGAATGATTTTTGTACTGCAGATTTAGGAGGCATAAAATATAATGCAGAGTTTGTTGGATCTGAGTAATATGCTTTAGCTTGACTTCTAATATCTTCTATGTCTGGCTGTGGCATACCAAATGGTGTACCTGTATCCTCTTCTTCTTCACCACCCATAAAGAATGGTGCTGCAATTGAAGCTGCACCTAAACCTGAAAGCGCTGCTCGACCTAAACTAAAATTACCTGCTTTATCTCTGACTAGTCCTCTTAATAAACCAGTGTCTTTTGCAAATAGTTTACCAATACCACCACCAAAATTTCTAAAATTCGCTAGACCTCCTCTAAGTCCAGCTCCACCAGGCATAAATCCACCTGCTAGATATGCACCACCTGCTAGTAAAGCTGCTTTACCTAATGGTGATTTAACTATCTTTTTAATTGGTTTAGTTATCTTCTTAACTAGTTTACCTAAAAAATATCCTTGTCTCTGGTCTTCAAGACCCATAATGCCGCCCATATTACGCATTTGTCTTTCCATATTCATTCTTGAAATTGCCATAGTTTTACCCTTTTATCGTCTTTTTATCCTATAATCAATCATATATCTCTAGCATATCTACTATGCCACCATCGGCCCAACCCCAGCCTTTATCAGTTCGATCGGTTTTTGCTCCACCACTTGATTTTGCTTGTTGAGAACCACCACCCATTGAAGCAGCATCTGCACCACCTCCACTATAAGCAGAAGAAGCAATACCACCTCCGCCACCTTGAGTAGTTGTACTAGCTACATCATCTGCAGTAACACCAATTTTATTTACAATATCTTTATCTTTTGCAGCTTGTAGTTCAGCAGCTTTTTGAACCGTGTCAGCGTAATCCATATTTTGCTTTGTGTAAAAATTAAATTTTGCTCTTAACATTTTTGTCATTTGATTTGCTTTAGCTGCAGCTTCTTCATCATCACTTTCAAACATCCCTGTTTCAGGATTAAATGTTGCACCGTATTTTCCTGCAAGATCCTTACCTAAAAGATCACCAAGTTTTTCTGATTCAACACCGACTCTTTCTGCATAATTACCGAATGCAGATCTAGTATTTAGTCCAAAAGGATCTTTACTTAAACCAGAATCATTTGCACCAAATACTGTTGGACCTGTGTAGCCCATATTTTTTGCAATAAATGCTTGATCGGCTACCGGTAAGTTAGAATAGTTATCCATCTTACCTAAAATTGCTCCCAATATTCCTAAGCCTCCACTGCCATATGGTTTGTTGTATCCTTCTTCTAAAATTTGATCTGCTGATTGTGGTTTAGTAAAACCAAGCGTATCATAAATAAAATCATTTACTTTTCTATTAAACGTAGGTTTTTCTGCTGGTATATAATTCGGACCTAATTGTCCTGTAGCGTATTGCATTTTATAATCTTGAATAGCATCATCAGCGTAGTCCATAACACTTTGAGCTGTTTTACCAACAAAATCATTAGACATACCTTTAAGACTAGGATCATTTAAATCTTTAAGTGCTTGGTTATACATAGTGTTAGCACTATATCCTCCAGGTGTCATTGCTCCAGGAAAACTTGGAAACTGTGCTGCTTGTAAAGGTCTATTTAATTCTGCTAACCTATCTTGTCTATTACTTGTTGTATCAAAAAAACCTGTAGTTAAATCACTTATTCCACCAGTATAACCACCACCGCCACCTGTAGGAAGAGTAGTTATTCCTCCGGTATTAGGAGGAGTTGTTGTAGAGTCATCGGTAGGTATTTTAAAAGGGTTTAATAAATATTTACTTTGAGGTATATATTTAAAACCTGCATCATATACTTGTTGATCGTATGGGTTATAAAATCCTGGTGGCATTATAATTTAGCATTGCCCCCTATTGGTAAAGCTTCTACAATTACTTTAACATCTCTTTTAATATCGTCAGCTACAGTCTCTGTATTTGAATCTTGCACATCTTGCATTGCTTCTGCATCAGAATTATACTCTTGACCTGTTTTTGTATTTGTCAATGTTATTTCTGTCTGTGGTGTAATAATTTTTACTGGTTTACCATTTATAACTTCTATTCTGTATGATGCTTCTGTTTCAATAAATGACATATTTAATCCCTGTTTATTTCAAGTACTGATGCAATAACATGTAATTCATTTGCATCTGTTGCCTGTGCCTTTAATACCTCATTTTCTTCTAAAATTAAAGGGTGAGTTAACAGCTCTGTTGTTGTTTTTGAGGCTATTGTTTTATCTTTAAACAAACTAAATACCGCAGAAGCGGCATTAGTTATGGTAAAAGTTATATCACACCCCGATCCAGCATCTTCCGATACTAGAATACTTTTAATTATAGCTCTAGAATCAGATGGTGTAGTGTATATTACAGTGTTATCTGTAGTAGTAAGATCTATTAATTCGTTTTTATATATGTTAGCCACTTATAAACCAAGAGAATCTCTCTTGCTCCTGTTTTACTTCATTTAAAAATGTAGAGTTTAACTGATCTTTCATAATAGTTAAAGCTCTGTTTATTTGTTTTTGGTTAGATACATCGTATTCTATTTTTGGTTCAGGTATTCTTATATTTATTTTTGTCATTATCTACGTCCGTCTCCCTGCACATCTAATCTTAATGTACCAAATCTCCACTCTTCACCAGAACTATCGTTTTCTATTTTAACGTTTACAAACCTACCTCTAGCTCTTGTATCTTTTTTAAGTGTAGTTGAGTCTATTGTAAAAGGACTTAATGCTGTCGTAGTGTTTGATTCTTGTGGATATCTCTTAACACCTAGACTTACTTTAGCATTTCCAGTTAACGCTTTAAAATCAGGTACAAACCTTCTCATTGCTAGAAAAAATTCTCCTGAAACTTTTGGTCCAGCGGCCTGTCCTGGTTTACTACTTTGTCTTTGCTCTATATCAATATCATAAGATTGAACAAAAGAGGTAACTGTTGTAGTAGAACCATCTTGGTTAACTTGGTCTGTTCCAACCTCATGTTCAAAAAACTGAGTACGACCCAGTCCACTTTGACCTACGACTGTTGGAAAAGTTCCGTTGCTTGAAGAATCATATTTAGTAGCGTAAGGTTTAGGATATACAATTGCATCAATCCAAGATGTTCTTGATTCTGTTCCTGTGTACCATATTCCTCCTGGCATTCTAGAACTGCTAGACTCACCATAATTAAACACAACGTATTTATCATTAAAACTAGATCCTTGTGAAGGATAGTACCAAACAACTTCTGTAAATAAATTGTTAATACCAGCAGCAACTTGTTGACCCTTGGTAGTATCTAAATTGTTATATACAAAATCTTCTACTGTGCATGGTAAGGATTTAACTGTACCATCAAACATAAAGAAACCATTTGGTGATAACCAGAAAGCAGCACCATCTATCTCAACAACAGCATTCTTTCCTATCAATCCACAGTTTGTACCCACTTGCTCAAAACTAAATGTAAAAGGTGCACCTACAAATTTCATAGTGTACAATGCATTGTCTGTAAAAACTAATATTGTTTCTTTTGCTTTAATAGCACTAATAATTTTAGTACCATCTTGCAATCTAAAATCACCGGCACTGTTAGTTGCTGTAATTGTATAGCTGTTTATGTCTTCTTGATTAGAAAATCTTATAAACATATCGTCTTGTGTTGTTGTAGTTCCAATTGTTGTCTCTGTTCCAAAATGACATAAGTGTCTTGTTGTTGGTGATATTAAAGTTAATCTTGATGCAGTTGGATTTGATGCTGTAGAAAAACCAGATGTGCTTGTTGATGCTCTAACTGTTAAAGGTGATGCAGCTCCTGCATTCCATGTAAATGTTTTACCATTTGCAATAGTTGCAACCAATACTTGACCAAAATTATCTAAACTCCATAGGCCCGGTTCAAGAGTTACTTCTGATGCTAATACACCTTCTCCCCAATCAGAAAAGTTTGTTGCATCAGTAACTGCTGTTCCTGTGTTATGAGATGCATTATCTGTTCCGTTAACATTTCTTACAATACTTTGTAAGTTTGGTGATGATATAGATGCATAAGATATTAATTCATTCTCTACTAAAATTC